CCGCAAATGTTAATGTAAATCTTGTTTTCCACTCTAGAAGTAATTGTAGATCAGCACTAAAAGCCCCGTCAACCAAATATTTACCACTACTATTTGGATTTAACAAGCAATAACATCCATTTGTAACTCTGTCTTGCGGAACAATACAATTAGGATTAACACCTATATTTTGACCTGAACCAGTATAACATTGTAATGATACCATACCCTCACAATCTAACGTTTGCGTTAAACCTGAAATAACATTATTCTCGTCTTCAGGGTAGTTTAACACGTCAAAACCTGAAAGAGTAATGTTTGTAACCGTAGCATTTGCCTCTAATCTATAAAATGTAAAAGAAGTATTTTGGTGAAGAGCAAAAGCAGTTGATACTGTATTATTATTATTAGATGGATTCTCAATTATTGTACTAGTTGGTAAACGATCACTTCTCATTAAAATTCCATCTGGATTTGAGAAATCAACTTGGTTTGCAATAGGTCCTTGGTTACCTGCCGCAACAAAATTGTTATGTATACCAATGTAAGCAAATGAATAAAGTAAAAATGTTTTGTAAAAATAGTTATTAGAACTAGAAGGATTCCCATAATATTGATTCACCTGATTGTTAACTCCGGCGATGTCGGTTTCTTGTAAAGTTTCAAAATTGGTGTTATTTGTAGATGAAATAAAAGATCCTCCACCAATATATGAGGTGGACCCAGCCGGTAAAGTATAACTATTATTATTTAAATATAAATTTCCGTTTGAAAGTGAGGAAACGTTTGGAGCACTAAAATTAGGAGTATTGGGTACAAGGGTACCATACTCATCGGTACATAAATAATAATAAGGCATTGTTGATGTAAATGCCGTATAGTTTGATGGTGTGATATTAAATGTAAACGACTGGAAATATAAACCGTTAGTGTTATTACTAACTAAGTGAGTTCGTGGTTTATTTGGCGATTGAGGATAACTTTGTATCGGGTAATTCAAATAATAAGACCCTTCAATTATATTAGTTGATGCCGGATTCCCAAACAAAAGTGATAGATCATATCTTATGGTTTGTTTATCCGTATGTGGATCAACTCCACGAGTTAAAAATATAATTTCATAATCAGCATTTTGTGCCAAATAGTCTATACTACTTTCAGGTAATGTAACAGTTTGATAAGTAAAATTAGTACTGTTATTACCTACACTAAATGTCAAACAATTAGGACGAACATAAGTTAACTTATGTCCTAAATAGTCTTTAGGGAATCCGTTAGTTGTAAAATCAGCAACTGCACTAAAATCTCCGTATGTAAGACCTGTAATAACTTGGAAATATTCTAAATCAGTTGGGTATCTCAAATAATCATCTTCTTGCGTTGCCGTTGTATTACCATATTTAGATGATTGTATGATTTCAATATCCGCAGGTAAACCAACATTACCACCAAAATTGGTAGGGTCGGCATAATAAATTACTTTTGTTTGTTGACCTAATGTTGTAGTTCCTGTAACCGCGTTTGTATTAAATTGATTAAAAGTTCCGCCAGTAAGTAAAGTTTGTGATCCAGATAAATTTGGGTTTTGGAAAGTTATTACTTGTCCAATTCCCATACTTTGTAATGTACCTGGTTTTGCCAACATAACTAAAAGTTGGTCTTGGAAACTATCTGACCCTAAACTTGGGTTTACAATTGTTGTAATTCTATTGTTTGCTGTACTTGAGAAATATTTATCTCTTAAGTTAAATTCATTTAATTTTTGTGGTAATGGTACGCTGTTTGGAAATGCCCAATATCTAGCATCTTGACCACCCTTTTGTAGTGCCGACCATAAGAAGGTTTGTGGCGCTCTTTTTAATAAAATATCACCTAAGGGAGTAAACGATGGATTTAATAAAGATATTCCATCTGTCTCGCTCAATTCATAATCATAACCTGAGAACATCTTAAAAAAGTCTTTAGTTGTTCTTGTTTCAATTTCATCAGATATAACACCATTAAGGTTTAATGCCTGTATTGAAGCAATGTAAGGTTGTCCACTAATATTATCGCCACAATAATATTGACCAAAAGCCATATTATCAGGAGGATTTACACTATTAACAGAGTTTCTATAAATCGAACCAAAGTAAGGTGTTATACTTGTATTACTATAATTTTCACTAGCATTTATAGGTTCAAATATTCCAGAACCATCTGTAACAATATAAGGTAAACCTTCACTATTACAACTACAATCACATGCGGTACACTCAGGATAATTTATCATTGGTAAAGAAAACCTAATTAATAAAGGTGAATCTTCATTAATTTTTTCAATAATCCAAAACGCAACGTGAGCGGTAAATAATACAAATATAAAAACAGGTGTAAGAATGTTTAATAAGATGTTAAACGCGAAAAATAAGAAATCAAAGTTTCTTATTATATCATTTACAGGATAAGTATTTGTTGTGGTCTTACATGTTCTATCGTCTATTTCTTTTATTCCTAAATGCTTAGCCCTACCCAATCCTTTTTTATATCTGTCCACAAACATTGCTGTGGTATAAACTTTATTATAGTCAAATTCATAAAATTTATCTTCACAATTGATTGCTTCTAAAATCATATTTGTGTCACCATAATCATCCCAATCCAAAGAAAATGCATATGACCTAATCAAATTAAAAAGTGGTAGTATATAAAAAACAAAATTAATCTCTGTTTGTTGTGAACTATCCGTAGGAACAATATCAAAAGTAATTACGTCACTAGACGATACTGGTATTGAATTTAATGTACCGAAATAAGGGTTACCATTTATTAAAATGGAGTAACTTTCAATATTTATGGTCGTTATATTTGTTATACCACCATTTTGCGACAATGTGTATTGACCACTTGTTTGACCCGCAGCAATCTGTATATTAACCGTAGTTGGTTGAAAATTGTTAAAAGGGTCAGTCGCAGAACTGTTCCATCCATGTTCTTTAATGTTAGGCACTAAATAGTTGGCTCTCATTGTTGAGTTTGACAATCCTTGTTCGTTAACCCATTTAAATTTAAACCTGTATTTTCCCTTTGTTGGTATACCAACATTTGGGTCATTTGAAATTACTTGATTTCCGAATTCATCTGTTGTTACCAAATCCAAATTCATAGGTACATTCACAACAAAAGCCCCATTATCATCAATAACTTTACCATCATCGATAAAACTGAAAGGTTCAAGTTGTGGGTACCCGTTTGGGTCCGCGAATATAGTTTGTCTTAAAGCTAATATTTGACCTGGTCCCGCAACTAAATCACAAAGGTTACCCGTATTATTTTTTGGTTTACAATCAGATGTGAAAAATAAACCTGAAACACTATTAAATGGAGCAAAAGACGCGCCTACTGAATCATCGTCGGTTGTTGACATAATTGACCCCATGAAGATTGAAGATGGTTGTATCTTAATATTCGCTAATTTGGTAAGGTCAAAATCAACTCTTGTGATCCCAATCTGACATTGATCCTCATCACCCCATAACGGTCTTACATCCACATTAAAATTCAAATTTTGGATCTGTGGGAGTTCATCTAAGTTTGTTGATGATTTAAACTGTGACCCATTAACTTGTTCTGCTGTTGCAACTCCTTGAATGATTAAGTCTTGTGGGTTTAATGAAAAACATCCAATATCAGATAAATCAACATCCATTACTAATGTCTGATCACCAGTCGGAACACCAAAAATCATGAAGTCACCACTCTCATTTGTCTTAACCGTAAAACGATAATATTTATCGTACACTTCAATCCAAGATTGATTTAACAATACGTCCTCTCTTGTTGGGAACGTTCCTGTATTACTATGTTTAGAGTAAGAGGGTGCTGAAGGTAATAGATTATATCGATATCCTTCTAAATTTCTATCTGAAAGATTTTTGTATGGGTATAGTTCACTAATTATAGGATTAAGCTCATCCCCTTCTTCTAAAGGTAAGAATACCGATACACGAGCGTTTGGTACACCAAACCCACCGTTAACCAATACTCTACCTACAACGACACCGTAGTCAGAACAAAAACGAGTGTAGAGGTCCGCTGTTTGAATTTTTAATGATAGTATTTCTAAAAATTCAAAATCCTGATCTAAGTTTACATTGATATACTTGTCAACCCCGACTTGTGTTCTTATTCTATATGAATTGGGCATTCTGTTTTCCTTTTTTGATAAATAGTTTATTTCCTATTTTCAAAAAATAGTTGTGTATTCAAAAAAATAAATCACTATGAAAAACTAACTGTTTTTAAGTTCAAGACTCTAACTAAAATATCTTTACTAGGAAACTTAATTTGGTAGATTTGAGATGGTTCTGCGAAGATCGTATCCGCAACCAATTCAATTTGTTTAGTTACCACATTTGAGTAAGGTTGTGATGTTTGGAAAGATGAGTATTGACCCCCAACTTTATTAAAAAATCTCATATCGGAAATACTAATCACCCCATTCTCAGCTTGTATTAATCTTCTTAACTCGGAAACAACAACATTTTGACCAAGTTGTCTATCGAGTGGACTAAAATAAGTCGTAATAATATCAATTACTTTTCCAATTACAGCCCCTGAGTTTTGAGTGGCATCTAATACAATATCACATTCAACACCTAAATCAATTGGTTGAGCACTTTCAATAGAAATATAATCATTAATCATTCTATAGTTTGATAGATAGTTTGCAACATTTTGTTTCAATGTGTCAGAAATAACGTCAGTTAAATTACCACTGATATCGTATGATAACATTTTGATTTTAATTTTATTATTCTCTTCTGTGATTGCAACTTTTGCTGGTGCCCCATAAATGGAAGGCATTGTTTTAATAATTGATTCGTAGTCGTTAATTGTAACCGCTCTATTCTGTGACGCAAAGTTAAAAGTAACCATTTGTCTAACATCTTCTGTTGTTGGTATGTTTGCCCCACCGATAGCAGCGGTAACGTTATTACATCTCAAACTGTTGATAACACTTCTGTTGGCACCCGCCGATGGACCATTAACCGCAAATGACACAGTACCAATTTGATTGATTGTGTTAATACCTAAATTACTTGCTTGACCTCCACCAACTCTATATTGAATGAATAATGTACTATTTGGTCTAAGAGCACTACCTAATGCTAAATTATTAGTGTATCGACCTAAATCAAATCCTTTACCATCTAACGTAAATTCTCTCAATTGTTCTTCAGCCGAGACATTCCCTCCACCAAAAGTTAATTTACAGAAACCTTCAGGTGTGTATTCACTAATGAATTTTTGACTTGTTGTAATGTATCTACCAACTTTAATACCTGGTTGATCAGATGGTTTGGTTGGGTCTTCAACAAATACTCTATCTTCAACAAGAGCTTTTACCTCATACCATCTATCAGGTCCCAATGTAATAAAATCAGGAGCCGGTGGAACTGTAGAGTATTGTGTTCCGTCTTTTAATAACACACTTGTAATACCTAATACATTTTTTTCAGGTAAAAATAATTCAAAATAAGGTCTTACATCATTTGGGGTAATCACTCTTTTGAATACTTTAGTAACTCCATTAACAACGATTTCTCTTTTTGTGATTGTATAGTTTAATAATTTACCGTTAGAGTCGAAGTTAGGAATTTTAATTCTATTAGGTGTTCCTTCAGCATTTAACGCTGACGCAAAATCAATATCGAATACATTCTCAAAAGGTTGTCCCGCACCATTTACAATTGACCCTCTTCTTAAGATACCACAATATCTTAAATCTTCAGCGTCTCCAAAAGCTGGTACTGTGATAGAGAAATCAACCAAAGCCACTGATGGTCTTTGACCTGGTATCTTTAAACCATAGGTTCTTGCAATATTAAATACGGAAGATCTTTGTTGTGCAAACTGAAGTACAGTTTCTTGAATACTTCTATCAATATGAAATTGTAAGTTGTCAGTTACGGCAGCGTTTAGGTCTAAGAATACCGAAAATACACCAGCATCATTAAAGTTCTGAACAAGATCAGGATAGTATGTTCTTGTAAAGTTAATTAGTTCCGCTCTAATCGCTTGGAAATCACGGACCGTATAAGATATTCTTTTTTCTGCCATATACTATTAAATATTGATAATTATGAAATCACTTGTGTTGAATGCGGAATCAGTTATTTGGTAGTCAATTTTAATTTTTGCGGTATGTTCTAATTGCGCAATATTGGTGACCCTATATTCTCTTTGATCAAATTCATTGACGTAGGTACCTTTATCTTCAAGTCCCATAGACGCATCCTCTATTGTTATATTTGTTAATAAAAGATTAGGCATGTATTGAGCAACAACCGCTCTGATTTCAGCTTCTATATCAGAAAACGTAGGTCCATCTAAAGGTTCAAAGATAAATTCGTATAATCTTGTACCAAAATCGGGTAAAAAATATCTTGTACCTTTTCTTGTTAAAAGAAGATTGGCTAAACTATTTCTAATTTCTTGTT